CATCATTCACTGCGACACCTGCATCAATAATGAATTGATTCGCACTGGTTGCCGATGATACGTCACCCTGTAATATGTGTGTATGGGCCAAATTGTAACCCAAGGTGTGTTCGTCATGACCACTTGATTCTCTTGCCCACACTGCCGCTTGAATAGCGTTTGCGGTTAGGCCGGAGGCTGTTTGAGCTACCGAATTGACTTGAACGTAATCACAATTCCACACGTCTGTAATGGTAGTGCTTGTCGAGGTGAAACGAATCTTAACTTCGCCGTCGGCTACTTGCACCATCTCGGTTGTCATACTATAGGTAAATTGACTGTCAGTTGATGCGGAACTGCCAAAGTCAGTCGCAGTATTAGAAAGTTGTACATAAGCCGCTGTAAAGTAGTTGTAGGCCCATACCTGTACTGTTCGTAATGCTCCAGCGGCAAAATGGCCATCAACAATAGCTGTTGACGGGACTCTACCTACACCAATGCCAAAGGTAAGATAAACATCCATACCAAAGCCATTGCCATCTGCTGGAGTTTCAGGACCTGTTTGGTAATAATCAGAATCATCGTTTGTTGCTGTTTCAGCGTAAGTACCGCCATCAAGTGTGCCGGTAGTTTCGGTATTAGCAGTAGCTAAATGACCTGTTGGGGTAGCCGCAATCTGAGCGAGACGTATCGCTTCTAATGAATCTTCAGAGGCATTATACGCTGTGGTAACATCTGCACCTGATGCCATAACATGTGCCATTACTGTCCCTGTAACGACGTGATTGGATAAGTCTCCATCGGCTGCTACCTCAGTGGATACTTTTAGCAAGTGATCGAGATTGTTATTCTCAATAACTGTCTGCATTGATGTATTAATTTCAAGGTCAGACAATTGAATATCAATGGTTAAAACCATCATATTAGCCGCGCCGCCCAGGGTAATGAATACTGAATCAGCACCAGTAGCAAACAGATCGTCATGAAAATGAAGTTCATAGGTGCCGGAGGTCATATTGGCTGGTGTGCCAATTCGGACTTTGCCCGCTGCCGAGGGTGCCTGATACGTTCCCTCGGTTGCGACATCTTCATCAACGGCCAGGGCAACTCCAGTACCACCGGAACGTACATATCCACCCACTATACTGGAAGTATGGACGAGCGATCCCAGACCTATACCAGTAGTAACAGTCGAATCCTTAATAAATACAGTAAGAATCACACTGGTACTGGCTTTAGGGTAGATATATTTCATAATTACACCGTATTATAGCAGGGAGGGCCACAACGGACCCTCCCAGGAGGGAAAGAGAATGAGATATTATTTAACCTATGCCACCGCCCATGTAAAAGCAGGTGACTTCAATTTCACTGGCTGCTGCTATAGTTGCAGCAGCAGTTGTCATGGTGATATTGGCAGCAGCCGTAAGAGGTGTTGAACTCACCGCCTGTAACGCTGTAAGAACTTGATGCCCGGTTGTCGCCATTGTCGTAATTGCAGTACTTGCAGCAGTACTTCCAATTGCCAAACCAGTACACGTTACAGCAGTAGTTACACCAGTGTAATTGACGAGGAAGAATAGCGGCCTTGCACCCTTGGGCAAACGTCCGAAGGTCAATACAGACGCTGCTGTTTCTGCTCCTGCTGGAGATATGTAACTGTCATAACACACATGCACTGGCTCGTCCCAGTCTTGGGTAACGAAACTTGCCATTCCTGCCGTACCAGCAGCAACAGCAGCATATTTTGTTGCTTGAACACCGTAATATGTAGCCATAATAGGCTCCTTTCAAATCTTAGGTAGTTTCCAGAATGCACTCGCATCTCAAGACGAGATCTTCGTGCATACGGATTGCGTTACAGCCGAAATTGGCTTTGATCTGCCAGGTATCACCAACACGATCAACCAAGGGATCAACGCTGAATGTCGGACTCAGTTGCTGACTGTACATAATACCCTCTGGCACCCAGAAGAAGCAGTTATACACATCAGTATCAGCATCAAGATCACCATCGGTTTCTTCAGTAATCGCATTCGTTACGATCCAGCGGTTAATACCCATGAAACCATCGGGGATCTTACGCTGCATCAATGCCTGAATGATACTGGTATCAAGACTCTGGGCAATTGCATTGCGTCTGAGGTCTGCAATCTGATGGTAACTGCAACAGAAGTTGATTGGCATACCATCATCGACTCCGAGATCACTGAACTTGGTTTGTGCCAAGACAATCTTCTCCGGTGTCATTCCTGTGGATGTTCCTCCTACTGCTCCAGAATTGTCAGAGTCATGGACAATTGTTCGACCGGCTGCAACAGAGATAGCATTCGAGGAATCAAATGTATATCCACCTGACACATCGCCTGGTGCTTTACCACCGACAACGGTTTTATCAAATGACGCAAGGATGACATCGCGTTTCTGCCGTTCCATGGCGTACATCATATTCCGCATGTACGAACTGGTAGGATCGGCATGTTGGGCAATCTCGTCTTGTTTGTCAATCAGAAGTGGTTCAGGATAGAACCAGCGAGGACTCCACCAACGCCGTCTATGCTCGATATCGCCATATGTCAACTTGGCGAATCTCGTTGACTTCTCAATCATTGCGGAAACACCAACATCGTCGAAGGACATGTTCTCACCTGTCATCGGTGCTGACGCTGTGGTTCCCTCAAATGGATTCTTACGCTCTTGGGGTACATCTGCGTACCCACTATTGTATGCATTAATAAACGCATCAATGTAATTAGGATCAGCCATAATAGGCCCCTTTCATTAAAATACACTACGATTGTTAGTCGCTTTGGGTATCCCAAAAGGGGCCGCTGCTCAATTTTACGTCTCGTCGACGTGCATCTGTCAGTAGGTCAGTTACGAGTATCTACTTATTATGCAATACCATATAATGCTTGAAAATCCTTCATGACTTTAACATGATCAGGATGCATATTGTTATTGAATGCCGGATTCGATGTAATTGCCTTTAACTGCTCATCCTTGGTTCCAGGTGATCCTGCACCAACGGAAGCCAAATTTGCCGACTCACTCAATTGTGACTTCAGGGCAATCAATTTACCAATAACCTCTGGATCATCACCCAGCCCGTGCTTCTCCAAGATCTCATACAAACCAATCTTCTCAGCAGTTTCCTTTGCACCAGCCGTCAATGCAGTCATATCTTCGTCAGTTTTGACGCTGTGGGTTACTTTTAGTGTATCCCATACCTTTGCTTGGGCATTGGCTTTATCGGCTTGAGCGACCTCCTGGGCCTTTGTTTCCGCTGCTGTCGAATCAGCCAGGTATTTCGCACTGGAATCCATCTGGAATTGGACGATCTTACTCAATTGACTATTGGTGAGTCCAATTGAATGACCTATATTAGCAAATTCCTTCATCAAGGCGTCGTCCAGGTTAAGGCCGTCAGGCGTTTTAACGTCCGGCTTGTAGCCGTCAGGTGATTCTGGGCGACCCATTTTGGTGTACAGTTTGCTCCAGCCATCTGCATCGTCCGGCTTGTCAGGCAAGGTTAGCAGTCGGGTTGGATCTACACCCAATTTACTTGCCGCATTGGTATAGGCTGTAGCTAGATCTTCCACCCCGGCGTAGCCCTTGGAGTCTATCAGGGACTTGACGTTATCTGGCATCCCTTCTGCTGTGGGGTCAAACACCCCTATTTCGTTTATCCAACTCATTCTTTCCTTTCTTTATATGACTGTCAATTCTCAACCAAACTCTTCTCTTACCTTCATTGTAGTTTGTTTGTGAGTCATTTGGATTCTGCTCACAGACACTCGGTTTATCTTGTCCACAGAAGTCAATCAGATCTGCGAAGATAGTCTTACCGGCATCAGTCATAGCCACCAATCGATAGGATTCGGCAAGTTTTGCCAACCTGCAATTCATGTCCCTTAATATCTGATCTCTATCCATTATCCCACCACACTTCCAACATTCTTTATTGATTTCGACATTGATTCTGCCATAGCAGCATCACGTTCCATTTGAGCCTTCTGATTTTGTGCTGCACGTTGATTGTCTCTAAGGTCTTCGTCAATTAGTAATTCCGCTGGCACACCATCATTGAGAGCATTATCCCTAGATCCCTTGTCAATATCCATATTGTCATAGACCGGAATACCCGCCTCTTGAATTGGCGCCCACTTGGCCAGCCAGCGTTCTAATGCCGAACCCTGAAGATTGCTCATAGCGAGTGCCAATCTTCCTTCGTACTGGATCTTTACTTTTAGTCCGGGCGGTCTGGTCGGCAACTTGTCTTCCGGCAATCCTTCCAATACACTCAACATCAAGGGGTCGAGAAGTTCTTTCGTCAAGGGTGTTACCTCTGGTGCCAGCATCACAAGCGAGTCTTCTCTGCGGATTTCAGCTTCAGTTGCAGACGAGATGTTCTTGAGTCCTTCCAGAGCTTGGAACACGTTTTTGTGAAATCCAGTATCAATAATTGTTCTTAATTCCATAATGTCCTGGTAGGCACTCTGAGGATCACCACCAGATTGCAAGTAGAATGGCTTCTCTGATCCAGCTCGCATAACAATCATTCCACCGGGACCCGTACTCGGCTGTCCGACAACACCATCGTCAGTTACACAAATAGTCGGATCTGCCTGCGTCTCCCTGGATTTGATATATGCCTCGGTCATGGCATTCAACATCTTGATATCGGGCAATAGATCTTTCGCTTGACTCTCGCCCAAGATGCCTTGTGGCCCTCTCGGTGCCCTGGCAATGCGGTAGATTTGTTTGCTATAGCCACCACGATTTTTTTTACCCTTTTCAAAGACCTCTTCATTATCCTTCAGCAATATATAGATAGAGGTAAACTTCTGACTACCGAGCTTGCCATCGTAGTCTTCATTGGGTACAACACAGTGGATGTACTCAAATAGACTCTTGGAGTCATCCTTTTCATTGGCAACGCTTTTGCCTGGATTCTCAAAGAACTGCTTGGCCTGTCGCTTGTTGTACTGAATTAGACGAAAGACTGAGTCAATGATGCCATTGGCATTTTCTTCAAAGAACACTGTCTGTAAGGGGTAGAATCTGAAGTCTGTCTTTGGCAAATAGGATATCGCTCCAGTACCAAACGATATCATTGACCGAATGGTTGCGTACATCTCACGCATGTAGTTACTGGCCCAGATCATCTTATGGGCCTCTATTGTCGCTTTCGATAACCACTCTTTGTTTTCTGATACCTGATTGGCCTCATAGTCGTCAGCGATATAGTTGTACCACTTGGAGCCAATCGGCATCAGGTAGGAGAACAGGCCGGAGGTCATGCGTTTTGAGGCGGTGATAGCTGTCGTATCGTATATCTCTACAGTACGAACGAGGCCCTCGTCTGGTATGGCCTTCTCAATGACCATGTCCTGCATAGAGGGCCAAACGTACTTACCAAGTTCAGTTAGTAAGGGATTTACCTGGCTGCGAATGTTCTTGGCCTCATCGTATCTATGGATGAGTTGTTCAATCAATTTGTCCATTATTGGCCTAAACGAGTTTTGAGAGCATTGGAAAGTCCAGCCAGCAAGGCACTATCACGACCAGCCGGGGTACGTTTCTTCTTCTTGACATCAGTGGCAGATTCAGATACTTGGCTGACTGAATCAATCTGCTCAAGTGGGGCTGGAGGCTTAAACTTTGGCGCTTGGGTAGCTTTTTTTACAGCTTGTCCACCAAAACCCCAACTCATTGCTTCGCCAATATCTTTGCCTGACATAGCTTATCCAATCTTAATAAGGTTCGTTGGCACCACAATAAGGACAGGGTTCACCTGCAAAGACTTCGTATTCTTTCCAGCACTTCTCACACAAGAATGTTCCTTTTGTCTTCTCTGGTGCGGGAGATTCTTTAACTTCTTTCTTTTTTATAGCCATAATAGTTCCTTTAATCTGGGATCAAACCGACAACTGCATTTTCGTGCATTGCTAAATAATCGACTCCATCAATTTTAACATCAGTTGTCATCTCATTTACGAATAGGACATGAGTGTTTTCTGTCGGTCCACCAATACTGGCGTCTGCATCATGGAACCTTGCGCCACCCATTTCTGAGTGGCGAAAGATCGTTCCAGTTGTTGGTTTATCGCCTTCATCTGGCAATACCAATATTGTGTTTTTAGGCAGCACTAAATTGTCAATAGTCATAATTGATTCCTTTAGCCAGTGTAGTCAACTTCACTTGCACCAGTACCCGCCTGAGATATGATGTTGCCGAGACAAGCATCAGTCTCATTAGTACCGGTGGTATGGGCAAAGTAAATTGCATCCACTGCTTCAATACGATTATTGATCATCATGAAGCCTGAGTGACCATCTGCTTTTAGTGAATTAATACCATAAGCCATTTGGGCCGAACTATTTGGATCAGTCATTGTACGACCAATGATATTTTCTTCAATGTAGTTCTGATAGCCAACGGACGCTGAGGCAATCAAAATACCATTTGTGGTAGCACTGATGTAGTTGCGTCTGATTCTGGTGCGGATGTGATTGCCGGTAATATGAATAGCGGTTGGGAAAACAGGATTACCGCAGAAGAAACAGTCTTCAAGAACAAAGTCCTGAGTTCCACCAACACTGATTCCATATGTTGACGTTCCAGAACCATTGTCAAACGTACAGCCGTGGAATCCAATACTATAACAGGTACTCGGTATTGTTACCATCGGGGCTGAGGTAGTATCTCTGAATTGGATGTTCCAGAAATGAGCGTTTTGGGAACTTGCAGCAAAAGTA